CCCACAACTCTAATAACAATTCATGATTATCGTTTACCATTATACCTCCTCTGTTACCAACACAATTTTTTCTGCATCTGAATCCAAAATTACAGCATGCAGATCGTCTTGTGTGAATTCGTCCATAATTACCTTCATCTTCTCTAAGTCATTCCACTCCTTGCGGAAATATTTCATCTCCTCACCTGTCTTCTTGGAAATATACTTATACCTATTACCCTCTTTGGTTAACACACCTGATTTCTCAAATAGGTCAAACAAACCAGAGATAGGATTCATACCAGATTCCCACGGAATATCAATCTTAATAGATTCAAACGGCTTAGAGTATCGTGTCTTTACAACCTTGCAGGTAGCACGAATACCTCTTACTTCTGAACCTGTCTTATTACCGTCTTCGTCTTCTTTAAGTTTGTACTTCTTCATAGCTACAACAATGCTTGATGCGAAGATGAACCCTGAACCTCCAGTAATTTTATCATCGGGATCAAACATATCCTGACTTGCGTATGTGTGGTTTGTAACTGCCATACCAATGTTTAGATCTCCAAACATGTTTACACAATTAGAAACAAATGCCTTCAATTGTTTTGCTTTGCGACCCATATCGCCCTTCATATCGCCGGCTTGAAATTGATTAATGTCAGTTGGTGTTAACAACATGCCGATAGAATCAATAACGAAAAGAATCTTGGGTCTTTGTTCACGTGGAAGATCTAAATAATTGGCCTTGTATTCAGACACGAAATCATGTACAATTTTGGCCACTTCATCAACCATTGATGCGCTAATGCGCAACATCTTATCTTCACTTGTATCAACACCAAGAGCCTTAAGCCACATTTCGTCAAGTGCATTTTCTGTGTCAATCATAACGACAAAAATACCTTGTTCTTGTGCAGCCTTTGCAATGTTACCGGAAACTATATATGATTTACCAGCGCCGGATTCGCCCGCAAATACAGTAACCTTACCCATTGGAATTCCACGATAGAAATTACCGCTGATAAGGAAGTTAAGTCCATAGGAACCCGTAGTGATCCATGTGTCTGGATCATTGAATCCTGTAGAAATACCTGTGATGTTTTTAGTCAGAGATTTTCTGAACTTTGAAATGTCAAATGGCTTTGCCATAGATTCTCCTTAAGATGTATGGGGCAGGTATTTACCCTGCCCCTAGTCAAGACTTACTTGTTTCTGTTACGAAGCATTGCAAGGATTTCTTGTGGAGACTTGCCTGCTGTTACAGGTGCTGCCACTTCTTCCTTAACTACAGTCTTAGGAGGATCTGCATCAAACGGAGGATCATTGTCATCGGCAGCTTCAACTACAGGAGTAGCCTTAGGTGCTACAACCGGAACTGGTGCTGGTCGTGTTGCTGGTGTAGAACGTGTTACACGCTTGCCTTCGCCACCTTCGGGATCATCACTTGCAGATGAATCGAAGCCGAATGGCTTGTAATGCTGACTCCAACGAGCCGGGTCATACAATTCGCCATCGAGTGATTCTTGGAACATTTCAAAGATGATTGCCAATTGCTCGGCAGATGGACGCTTTGGAAGATATGTTGCCAGATCAACCAAACCATATTGTTCGATCGCTGCTTGCATTTCTTCTGTAAGGCTCGATTCTTTTCTTGCCCACTTTGAGGTACCGTAATCAGCAAAACCGCCTTTGCTTGTCTTGGAGACAATAAAGTCAGTACCATTGATATAATCAACTGGGCTGTTTTCCATATCTGGATCCATTAATGCAGCCTTGATGATTGCAAAAATTTGTGGACCCATAATGAACTTACGGATTGGATTTTCTGGAGAATCGCTTTCATTTAGCGGGTCTTGCTTGACAAAACCTTGCATATAGAAACTACGTTTTACCCAATACTTGCGTGCTGTTTCTTCAAGGGACTTGTCTTTCCACCATGGACGAACTTCGTTCAAGATCGGGCAAGTCATTTTGCCATCCCACATTTCGATACATGGAACTTGAACTACAACTGGCTTGTTTTCGTCTTGGCCTTTGATGCCGGGGAATGGGAGTTTGATAAGTTGACGCTCTGCCCAGAAGAATGTGTTATCTTCATTGGCGTCTGGAGCGAATCGGAGTGTTGCTGAAGTACCTTCTGCAATATTCCAGTGTGCGTAAGTTGCCTTGTCGCCGCCGCCTGCGCTGCCGGAGCCCTTACGTGTGTCTAGTGCTTGTAATTTCTTACGGATTTCTTCGAGTGTTTTTGACATGATTTTATTTCCTGCTTTAGTTTAAAATTGAACGCTATTAATTGAGCTGCGATCTACTCGGGTCACGTTAAGCCCTTTCGCATCTTACCTGCTAAGGTCTTCGTATGCAGCTAGTGTACGAAAACCTTGTGTGTTTGTCAAGAACTTCTTAGTAAAAGTTCATAACATATTTATCAAAGTAGGCCGACAGGTCTATGGATTCTTTGATATCTTTCTTCTCTACAGATGCCTTTTCTGCGATCTGTAAATTTTCCAATACCTGTGTAAGTACCGCCTTCTCAAAATCGTTGACTTGGCCTTCCTTACATAGTTTTGTACCGATCTTATTAACGAATCCAGAAAGTTCATCATTTTCCATAATCCTTAATGCCAATTCGTTAAGCTTGAACCCTAAACGGGCGTTCTCGCTTGCAAACTCAAACATCGGTGTAGTATTTAGTGACTCGCGTCTAATCATAACAACATTAGCGGCAGCTTCTTCTATACGCTTATGGAAGGTATCGCGCTCTTGGACAAGTTGTTTTACGATTGGAAGAACTTCTTCAAACTTTTCATCAAAGCGACGAATAGTAAACAGTTCCTTTAATCCACTTGTGTCATCTTCAGCAAGTGCTTCGCGTTCAAATGTTTCTAGACGAGCCTTAACTGTCTCGTAAGTCTTTACACCTGTAAGCTTTTTAAGTTCTGTACGAATTGTTTCAATATTCTCTTTGACTGTTTCGACAATACCCGAACTGTCTTCATTAATAAGCTTATTGGTTGTAACATAACGATTAAAGGATTGTAGCTTTAATAGATTACCTGTATTCTCAGTAATATATGAACCTACCTTATCACCAAATGTTCCACCATGGGACATATGCTGAGCCATGGCCCTTGCACCTGGTAGATAATTATGTGGAAAACGGAAACGTTCACCATTAGATTCGAGGAAAATTGCACTAATGTGACGTGTGCGTGAGCCGCGTACATTCTCATCTACAGGAGTCTTATGTTTTACAAGAATTCGTACATTTTCCAAAGTTTGCTGTGACGTTCTTGCTGAACCAAACATTCTGCTCAAACTTTCGGCGAGTGTATTCATAGTATTATTTCCCTTCTTCATCTTCGCCTGGTAGGCATAGTCTCTTGGCTGAATTTGTTTACCAAATACTTTAATATCCGAGTTCATTAAAAACTCATCGGCAATTTTGCGAATATTCTTCTGTAGACCATCTATTGAATTATCTACATCTGCACCTTTGCTAAATTGGATACTATTATTGTCTTCGTCAATGGTTACCATGATGTTAGGACTGGCCACAAAGAATCTGCGACCAACGGTAGGATCAGTTGTTTCTGCGCCTTCGTCATCGAAAATCTTAATTTGTAATCCATTACCCTTGAGTAGTGAAAACACTTTTCCTGCCAGGGTGTCCATTTCGACCATATAAAATCCTTATTTCTCTTATTTATCTGTTGTTAGATAAAAACCGGCATCGGAGCATCATAGCTCGATTCATGATCTGTAGCTATGTTGCTGTTAATTGCAGCTTGCGATTGATCATCCCAGGTAGAAATATAATCAGTCATACGAACTGCTAAAATCATTGCCATAATAAGGTCATCTGTCTGTCCAATTCTAGCTTCAAAAGTATTGCCTCGGGATACGAATACCTTGAGTTCTGATAAGATACCTCTAGAATTTAGTTTCATCTTACCCGATTCAATCAAGAATTTCAGTTTGGCACATGCCTCTAGTTTTGATTTATTGGTTGTAACAAAGCCGGCTCGCCGGCCAGACTTACCTTGTAAACGATTCTTTGGATCATGCAACATTGTACCGGGGAAGTTTTCTTCGCCAGTATCTCTAATGACAACTAATGCCGCTTCACCCAGTGAATTGCTTTCAACAGACCAATATGTCTCGGGTTTTCCCGCAGCATAAATTTCCTCTAGTATACGTTTCATGGTACGAACTTGTTCTTCAATTGGAGTTTTATTGCTACTCCATTCTGCAACCTGTACCAACGAAGGTAACTCAATAACTTGAATAGCTGAGTTGTCGCCACCTGTACCCATGGACGGGTCAAGAGAAACAACATATGTCATGTTTGGACGAATTTCGGAATACCAGCGTACCTGTCCCGACTTACGAATAGGGTTAGATGGTTCTAATTGTGCGAGCTTAACAGGATTAATGAGTGTTTCTTCAAATGTAATAAACTGGCATTTGTGTTCTCGTAAGAATCTATCTTCACCAAGTGCCGCTAATTCCGAATCAGCCCATGCCTGATCTCTGTCCGGATGGGCTTCCCATGTCGATATATAAGGTCTAAAACCATTTATGCCAACTTCTGTTTCATTACCGTTGGCATCGACCATCTTGTTGGCTCCAAACCAGACATCAGCAAATTGATCTTCGTCAGTATTTGGAGTAGAGGTAATAATACATTTACCACCCGTTGATAAGGTAGGTGATAGTGATGTCCAAAATTCTTTAGCTATATTTGGTTCTACGAATGCAAATTCGTCAAG